GAAGCCGGTGTTGTAAAGGCCATCAGCGTCCCCAGGATGGAGGTGTGCTTGTACAGGACGTACTTGAACCCGCTGGTGGGGAGCGGCGTGTCTGTGGCCGTCGTCCCCGAATTGACGAACGGCGTTATGCCGCGCGGCAGTGCGTCCGCATAATCAAGCACCGAGCCGTCCGCTGGCGACATGACCATCGGGTCTTTGTTTACGAAGTTGTCATTTACCCAAGACTGACTTGCCGTATCCGCTTTCCGAGCGAAGGTTTCAAGGGGTCTATTTGAGCGATGGTCAATTATCATTCCGGAGGCGCTAAGTGAGCCACCATAAGTTATGGCGGCGTTCTCGCTAAGGTTCAGCGTCCCGTCTACCGTAACCGCCCCGTCCACACTGAGCGGCGCGCCTAGTTTCAACACAGAATCAAGGCCTACCTGTAATGAACTCACAACCATACCAAGCGTCGTGGTATTTACGGCACTTTCAGTTAGCCGTAGTTGGCTGGCGATTCTTATGCGGCCGTCTACAACAGCACCAGCGTCTACACGTATGTTGTATGGTGCGCGGATGAAGTGTAGCAGTCCTTCATGCGGAACGTAGAATTGTATGATGCTCGTGGGGGTCACGCCCGTTGTATAATACGTATTGATATTATTTAATATTATGGAGCCGCTCACCGTGGCTCGAATGTTTACTGTAAGCCTCGGTGCGCTACCCTCGTACATGAAAACGTTGGAGAACCAAAGGGTTCCCGTGCTGGGGTAGTTGATGTTTACGTTCACGCTCGCAGTGAATATCTTATTGCTTATCTTATCCCGTATCTCGGCCAGCGTGTGGAACTCAAACTCGTTCGCGGGGGTTTCATCAGGCGCGATTTGGTTGTATGTCCCCGCCACGCCTTTTGTAATGGTGTTGCCCTGCACCCACGCTTCTGTCGTCTTCTCCGCTTCAAGCCGGGCAAGTTCGTCATTTATTTCGCTGTCGTCAAAGGCTTGCGCCTCGATGAACTTAATCAGCTCCTCGGACAGCTCTGTTTCGGTAATAGTTCCCGCTTTTAGCTGTGCCGATATGACGTTGTTCGTCGTGTCCACGCTGATGTGGTCGCCGTCTGAACCCTCTATCACCGGCACCAAGTCGCCCAGCGGGATACGCTGTTCGTTACCCTGCGGGTCGATGAAGATAAGCTCCTTCGTGTCGGGGTCGTAGTCCAGAGAGATTTCCGCTTTCGATATGTCGATATGCTCTTGCGTGTTATCAGCGTAGGTGACTACGATTTCCGTCTGGTCAGCGTTTACCTCCAGCGCGATAACCTCGCGCCGGTCAATCTCGGCTTCGAGGTCGTCAAGCCGCCCTATTTCTTCAAAGGCGAACTTCATGTTGTTGCGGAGGGACTGTAGCCACGTGGTGATGTATTTGTTGTTGATAGGCACCAGCGTACCGTCCGCCGCTTGGTCCAGCACCGCCCGAAAGCCTATCTTGCTGTCTGTGACGGCGTTCTGGGCCAGCTCCGGCTCCGTGATAGGGGCGGCAGTGAAATCCCGCGCAGGGGGAATCTCGCCCTCCACGCGCGCGATTTCGTCCATCACAGCGGTAAACTCCGCCTCCAGCCCGGTAATCGCGGTCATGGGGTGCGCGTCGTCCTCGTCGCGCCCGTCGAGGTCATTATGCTCGCCGTCGAAGCCGCCGCCGCCCGGTACGACCTCCCACGCATTGTCTTTCCGACCGTACAGCTCGCCATCAGCGGGAGCGTCGGGGATACCGTCGCCGCCGCCTGTGATTTCTATGTTACCGGCCCCCAGCAGGGTCTGGCTGTTTATCGTCTTGATAGTCGTGCCGCTTACCAAGGGGTCTTGCTTGCCGTCAGCGGTGGTCTGGGCCGCCTGTGCAGCCGTCAAAGCGCCAGCCGCGGCCAGCTGCGCCGCTGTGACACTGCCTTGCGTGGGCGGGGTCTCGGTCAGCGCATCCGCGATGGCTTTTGCGGCTGGGGGGTGCGTGTGGCGCTGGTCCGCGGCAGCGTTCAGATCCGCCGCGCTGTGGTCGAGTAAAATATCGGCCATAATCAAAACCTCACAAACAGGGCGTTTCCGCCGTTATCAAACAGGGCGTTTCCGCCATTGTCCCGCAGGCGGAGAATTTCGGGCGGATTGCCCTCATAAAACAGACGGATAAACCGCAAGGCTTCCCGCCAGTCTTTGGGCGGAACTGCCACAAGGGAAAGCGATATGCCGATCAGGTCACTCCGCCAACTCTGCGCGGGGACGGCATGGCTGTTTGCCCATGATCGTACCGCGCCACGCCAGCTTGCGGGATTTCCCCCGGCGATGGCCCGGAGGTCGGCGCGCCAGCCCTCGGTTTGGGTGCCGGTCAACAAAAAGCGTATAATTTTGATATCTTCACGCCATCCGGCCATGCGCTCACCTCGATGCGCAGGGCGGCTATTCGCCGCCCTGTCTTCTTGTGGTTCGTCTCGGTCTTTCGTCTGGTTCGTCCGCCGGAATTTCTTTATCCGGCTTTTCCGGTTCCCATCCCGCGCCCAAAAACGCCGCAATCTGCGTCGGGTCGGTCAGGATGTAGGTTATTCCGTTTTTGGTAAGCGTCATGTCGCACCTCCGTTACGCGGAGCGGTGGACATAAATTGCGTTCGCCTTGTTGTTCAGCACAAAGGCGTCATAGTAAATGCGCCCCTCACACACCCAGCCGTCAATGCCGCGCACGTTATCGAGGGCGCGGTACATATTCAGCTTCACGGGGCCGACGGTGGCGATCCGGTTGGCGATGACAAACTCGACGCCCGCCGGGAAGTAGCTGGACGGGGCGAAAATCAGCGGAACGCCCTCGACTTGCCCCACCTGTCCGGTGACAAGCATACCCTGCGCCATGTCCGATGCCTGGATGAACGCGCCGTCAAGGCGGATGTTCTTAAAGAAACCAGGTCCGATGAACGCGAAGGTTCCCGCCAGCGGAGCCTTGTTGTCGAGCAGCGTTGACACGCCGGTCAAAAACGCCTCGTAGGCCGCCGCAATCGGCGTAGGCGCGGAGGTGTTTCCCGCTCCGGCCACCATGCGGGCGATTCGGTACTTGTCCACCGTCGGGATGACGATTTCATCCACCTGACGCCGAAGGGCCGCGCCGGATTCCGTCACCATCATCTGATCGGTGTAATTCCGGCGGTCGATGGTGAAAGTGAAAGACTTGTCCTGTGTGAGCGTCATCGCCTGCGTGGTGGTCCCCAGTTCGTCCGGGGTGCCAAAGCGGTTGTCTCCGGTCATTTGGTAGTCATTGAGCGGCGCGGTGGCCACGCTGTACACGTTGACCGTCTGCACGCCCTCCCAATCGTAGTCCTGGTTGACGGCGGCCTGCGTGACGCTGGCCAGCTTAAAGCGTTCGTCTACCTTGTCGCTGTACTTTTCGGCAAAATTCAATGCCATTTGATATCATCCTTTCGTTATGTTCTGTCAAACCCCGCCATAAATGGGTCTGACGGCGGTGTTTTCCCGCCATTTTGGGGCCCTCCCACGTCCGCGGGCTTTGTCTCCGCTGCGCCGAAAAAGTCGCTCCACTCATTCCTGAAATGCGCGCGAACTTCATCGGCGTTGCTGATGGTTCCGTCTTTGCCGCGCTTCACGATGCCGCGGTCATAGAGCTTGACCGCCTTGGGAATGGCAGCGGCGTTCATACTGACGCCCTGTTCATCCGGTGTGCCCAGCAGGAGGGACACAAGGCCGTCCTTTTCAGCGGCGTCCTTTTCGGCGGCATAACCGTCCTGTGTCTTTTTGTGCGCGGCTTTCTCGTCGTCAATGAGCGTTTGCATGGCGATCTTGGTTTCGGCATGGGCGGCGGCTTCGGTCTCGTACTTGCCTTTCCAGCCCTCTCTGTCGCTTTCGGCCCGGAAATTGTCAAGCTCCTTTTGCGCCTCGGACGCGGATAGCTTCAAATTCCCGATCTCTTTGCGCAGCGTCTCCGCGACGCCCTTCTCGCGCTCGATGTCGTCGCCGTTCGCCGACATGATTTTGTCGATAACGTCCGTGTCGATGCCAAGACCTTGTAAAAACTTGCGCGTCATGGGGCAATCTCCTTTCAAATACGCTTTATTACGCGGGTTGCGTCCGCTTTTGCCCGGTTCTTTTACGCCAGCCGGGAAAGGGCAACAAAAAAGCGCGTCATCGCCGCGCTTGATCGTCAACGGTATGGGCAACCTTGGCCGCGTATTCCTTGCCTCTGCCGGAGGCTCGAGCCTCCGCGTAAGCCTTTCGTCCTGCGGCAGTATCTATACCGTGTGGGACAATGTAGCAATCATCGTCCCTATCTAGGCATATCACGTGAGACCTCGGAAAACCGAGCCTTTCGGCGCGGCGGACAGCCTCCGCGCGTGTTTCCGGCATAGATCAAAACTCCCTCGCAAGCTCTTTCGCCGCCACTTCCCGCAGCGCGTCAACGTTTTCGAGAATCCCGTCCCGGAGATACTGTCTTGACGCCATTGTTGCCGTTCCTTCATGTACATCGACAGCGTAGTCCAAATTGCTTCCGACAGAAACGCTTTGGCTCCCAGTGTCGACCGAGTATGCGATACTGCGCTGTAAATCTCCGGTCAGCCAGATTGGGCGTCCGTATTTGGTGTTCATCGTCCCAAGCGTTAGCTCAACGCCGGTCAGTCCCATTGCTGTCAAGGCGCGGTTTACATTTTGTGACATTTTCGATTTTACGGCGCTGGAATTATCGCGGAAATCAACCGCCACGGCTCTCCCTCCATTCATCAAATCCCATCGACTGGTCAAATTGCTCGCGAAGCCGACGGACGCTTTCGGGGACGTTTTTCACCAACGGCTTTAAGACACACCGGCAATTAATCACGTTTGCCGCGTCGCCGGACGGGTCTCCCGGATACATCAGGCCGTTAGAAAACGTCTCGTCGTAGTCGACAACGTCTCCGCTGACCTCCGCATGATCATCGCGCACACGGTTGTCCATCCGGCTTAGCCATTGCTTTGACATCTCTATGCCCATTTCGGCGGCTTCTGATATTCCCTCCATGCGCCCTTGCGTCTGCACGCGGGTTCTTTCGGTTTGTGCCACGCGCCGCGCCTGTGAAACGCTTTGCCCGGTTACAGCTTGCACGCGGCGGATGATGTATCTCTGGCTCTCTCCCAAAATGGTGGCCTGCATGAGTTCGTTTTGTAGACGCTGCACGATCACACGGTCGCGCCCAAGGTTGCGGTAGGCGATTTTGGTAAATGGAGATTGTCCTTCGGACATCAGGACCCGCAGCTGGCGGCGGTCATATATATGCCAGTCAAGCAAAGCCCCAGCGGAGCGGTCGATGCTGTAGCGGCTCCAGTCGAGGTTGATTCCGTATGTATCTGTCATCGCGTCCTGGATCAGGCTTTCGGCTCTGTTCCCGCCTTTTGCGATTTCGGCGGCGATGTTCGCGGAAACGCGCGTCTCCCGGTCCAGACGCTTCATGTGCGCTATCCGCAACGCCATGTCTTGCTCCTCTGTCGCTCCGGGTGGCGTTTTGTATGCCCAGAGGCTTTGTAATGCGGTGATCTCTTTATCAACGGCAGCATTGTACGCCCGCGCGTAAACCTCCTGCAGTCGCTTGTCCAGCTCCCGCATTCGGGCGTCGGTTATCCGTGTTCCGAGATCAGGCATTTACATCGTCCTCGTCAACGCCAACCTGTGCCCTGGCAACCCTCAAAAGGATGTCGGGAATCTCCTCCTCGGCAAACATCGGGTCTTTCAGTAGCTTGGTTTCAAGGTCAAGCTCACTGTACATGGCAAGACGTTGGGTGATCTCCATGTCATTTTGAACCGTGGCGTGTTTGAAGGTAATGATTTTGTTTTCAATGCCTATCAGCGTGAATAGCCGATCCATGAAGTCGGTGCATTGCCACTCCAAGGCGGATACTTTCTTGTCCTCCGCGTCATAAGACGCTTTGATGGCCGTGGCGGTCAAATTCCCACCCATGATTTCCTGCGGATTTGTCATCATCGCGTCTCGGAAGATTGCCTTTTCCAGCTCTTCCAGGAATTTCATCGTCGCGTCATACGGGATGCCGATGGTTTCCGCCTTGGCCGTCGAGTCGTCATTACGGGCGACGATTCCCAGGTCTTCCATCAATCTCTTTGTCTCTGTAAGGCTTGCGATGTCGCCAGAAAAATTCTCGAACACCCAATACACAATCCGCGTCCGCAGCACGGTATCGCCGAAGCTGGAAAGAATAGCGTCGAAGAGGTCGATTTTCCCCTTGATGGGCGGTGTCAGCTCGCTCATGCGCTGAGAATTGGCATACATCGGAAGAACAGGAAACCCCGGATAGTTGTCCCCGGCTACAATTTCAGAGCCGAGCGCATCGCTTCTCACGGATAGTCTGTACGCCTGTTTCGCGGTGACGGGCGTGAGCGCACCCTTGTCTTTGCGGCTCCATTCCGTCCATCCGTCCAGCTCGTAGAGCTGAACAACCCAAGGTTTTTCTTCGTCAATCTGCCAGAAGCGTATTCCCGCCATATCCGCGCCGGTTCGTTCGTCCATCAGCGGAAAATATTGCCTTGCCGTGAACATTTCGAGGTGGTCGACATTCCAAAACCCGTGACAAACGCCGTGTACAGCCGCGTATGTGGAAATGTCCTTTGATGTTTTATCGAAATTCTTTCCCAGGCGAGACTTGGCCTCGACGCTATCGAGCTGAACCGGATTTTTCCACAGTCGATTGATCAGCAGCGTAATCAGCCGCCCGAATACGCCGGACGGTATGCGGATTTTGGCGAACGTTTCAACCCGCTTTCCTCCCACATTGATGTCTGATAGGACGGCGGCCAGTGTCGGGTTGTTCCCGAGGTAATACGCCTCGGCGTCAGCCAGCGTTTTATATGTGTCGGACGCCAAATAGTCATCAATTGCCTTGATGATAAACGCCTCTTTGTTCGCGGCGGCCTGAAAATCCTGATATGTAACGATGGCAAATCACCGTCCTTTACGTGTACAGGCTTTTGGGCTTTGCGCTTGCCCATCCCAGCGTGTGTGTGATATAGCGAAATGCGTCCATGCAGTGGTCGTCTTCCTTTATCGGCGCATCGTCCGCCGCCTTGTCGTCCCAGCTATATAGCCCGATCTCTCTGACAGCGTTTTTGCACGTCGAGCTGAATTTTACAAGGCTGTTGCTTAATGCCGTGCAACAATCCGATATACCGGGGACGACATCGTTTTTGGCTTTTCGGACAATGAAGCGCCCCCGCGCCCGGATTTCGTCAATCAGGGGGGACGCCGATGGGTCAATGACGACGCTTTCGATTTTTCTATCCCCGGCCAGCTTCTCCAGCTCTGCGTAATACTGGCTGACCGTTTTCTGCTGATTGCTGTCCCGTCCGCTGTGATAATACTCTGTGACGCAGTGATAAACGTCCCCGCAAAGTCCCCATAGGAGCATGGCCGTGGCGTTCCGGTGCCCGTAGTCAACACTGATCCAATATTTCTCATACGCCCGCGCCTCTGGCGGAACAACGTGGATCGCCGCGTCGAACATCGGGTAAACAAGGCCCTCGGCCAAACACCATTCGCCCAGAATGTACCGCGTGTGGAAAACGCCTGCGTGCTCGCGCTCCATCTTCGTCATAATCTCCGGGTCGAGAAAGTCATTGTCATAAATGCGGTATTGCTGGTAATAGATATCCGCGCCGCTTTCGTCGATGAAAGTTTTCAGCCAGTGCGTCGGCGCTCCGGGGTTGCAGGTTCCGTCAAACTTAGAATATGGTTTATCGAGGCGGCTCTTGGCCATCTCGAACACTTCTTTTTCCCATGACACGATTTCGTCGCCGTAAATATACTTCGCGCCCGCGCCGCGCAACCGGTCAACGTGCTTTTTGTTGTCCGCGCCGAGACAGTGGACCCTCTCGCCGAAAATATTCGCCGTGTTGTCCGAGCGGATATCGCCGACCAGCTCCGCGCCCCAGATTTTTTGCATCGGTTCAATGACATTTCGCTGCAGCGTCCCTTTCGTGTTTCCCAGAAAGATGGTTAGGCCGTCCAGACCGGCGACGCGCCGCATTCGGCGCGGGATTGCGTAGTAGTCAAGATAGGTCTTACCGCTTCGCGTCGCGCCACACTTGATATTCCAGCGGTGGGTCGCCTTGTCGAGATATTCCCGCTGCTTCCGCGTCCACACGGCGGTCATAGGTTGCCCTCCAGCTTGCTCAGGACGTCATCGAGCTTGGCAAGGGTTTCCTCCTCAGTGACATCCGGCCTCTCGCGCCACTTTTTCGGACGCCGGTTTTTCAACCAGTAGATCATCGCCGTTGTATCGCCAGACAGAGCCTTTTTCAATAGCGCGTTCTCCACCGCATAGTCAATGACCTCTTTGCCCTTTTTTAGGGCGTCCGCGAACTCCGGCAGTTTTATCTTCCATTCGTACAGCGTCGATTTCGCAATTCCCATGTTGTGGGCGATTTGCTCATCCGTCAGCCCGTCCCGCGCCCATCCGCGTAAAAGGATTAGGCCGTCTTGCTCCCTCCACTTTTCCCATTTGGCCGGCCTTGCCATAGCGCACCTTCCTTTGGCCAGCACAAGGCCGCCATCAGATGACGGCGGCCATTATGTGCAGAAAGCCTATGATACGTTGTGTTCGTCCGGCAAGACCTCATTCCCATATAGCCGGATGCTTGGAGCTGCTTCCCGGAGGTCATGCTTTATATAGATCCTCTTCCCGGCCGGTCTGAGAATCCGCAAAGCTCTTTGCAGGAAGTCGGTCCAGTCGATTTCTTTGTCAAGCCCGCCATAATTGTTTATTTTTCCAATTTTGAATGTGTCGATTATGTCCAGGCCATCCCTCATGAGCATAAGGCTTTGTTCCGGGTCTACAACTGGCTCAAAGCTGGCAAATGTTTTGATACCCGCCTTGTGCAGTTCCCGGAGGGCGTCTAGCCTATCCTCTGGCTTCGCGGCTCCGCTTTCCCATTTTTCGCTGTCTTCTAGATCATGAAGCGTTAAGGTTGCGCCCACTTGGATATGTTCTCCGAACCGTTTGAACAGTTCCATGTCTTTTAGGCAGCGCGTTCCGCCCTTTGTCAAGATTGCTGCCGGTGTTTTTTTGTCAAGAAAGACTTCGAGTACGCTTCGCGTCACTTCGTTGTCGTCCGACGCCCGCCCGTATGGGTCGCCTATGAATGACAGCAGGACTTGCTGTGTCGGCCTTTCCTTCTCCAGTTGCTTTTTCAGGTTTTCGAGGATATTCTTTCGGGGCTCAGGTACTTGAAAGTAATCCTCTCTTTTCCTTTGCAAACATGAAGGTCCGTAACAGTACAGGCACTTGTGGGGGCACCCCATATAAAGATTGAGCGCCAAAGGGCTGTACTCCCTTGCTTTTCCGCGCGGCTCATAGATGACTGACATTTTTCTTCCCTCTTTCTTTTTCAGAATTTAGGCTTTTCGCCTGCTTTTATTATATCAAATATCAGCTTTCTTGTCAACAATAAAATAGCCGTAATCCTTGATAAAGTTGCTTTTTTTATTGTATAGCCACACCTCTCTTACTCCATTTTCATATAGATATGCGTAATACAACTCTCTTGCCTTTCCCTGTATCATCGTTTTGCATTTTTTGTATATTTTCGATAGATTATAATGTCCTACTGCCCGCCTACTTAATTTGCTCATTTTGTTCGTTATGCAGGTGTAGATGATTACCGTCCCATCTTTCAATGTTTCATTTTCATAAAGAGCCGCAATCTGGTTGAACGGAATCCCATAGCTATCTGCATCTATGACGTTGAAATCGGACAAATCTAGGCTTTCGATAATGCGCAGGTTGTCTGCTGTGAGGTTTCGTCCTTTCCCCTTTTCTTTTTCAACTCCGTAATATCGAGCGCAATCAAATTTTGACCATAGTACATTTTCTCCGGCGAATAGATCCAGCACTCTTAATTCTTGCAGGTGTCCGGTTGCCCGTTTTCGTAGGCTGACCTTTTCGCCGACACTCGCATTATCGGTCTTAGTTGAGTGTACTTTCAACCTCAACCCCCCCATGCTGCTCTATTTTGCTTATCAGGGGCAATATCTCATCGTGAATATTCACATCAAAAGACAGGAGATAATGAACCTTCGTGTATGGAGCAAGCTCTTTCCGCTTCAGCTCTACTTCCACCGGTCCCTGTTCGTCAAATCCAAAGTCGCCCATATCAATGTCTGCAATCTCACCCAGCTCCAAGTCGAGAAGCCCCGCGTCCCACTCGGATAGCTCCGCCGTTTTGTTGTCTGCCAGACGGTATGCGCGGAGCTGTTCCTCCGTCAGATCATCGGCCATCACGCACGGGATGGTTGACATCCCCAGCTTCTTGGCCGCTTTATGGCGCGTATGGCCGCAAACGATAATTCCATCCTTGTCAATGACGATGGGGACGCAGAAGCCGAACTCGCGGATAGACGCTGCCACGGCGTCAACCGCTCCGTCATTTTTTCGCGGGTTGCGCTTGTACGGCTTTATGGTGCCTATCCCTCGCTCTTGGATTTTCACGCCATCACCTCCGGCTTACCGATCTAGCACATAGGGCGTCCAGTCTTCAAAATTCTTCTCGAAACTCACGATGCCGTCAAAAAATTCTTTGTAAAACTCCGCAAGCCCTTTGTCTATCGTGATCACCGTGTTCTCCGCTCTCGGGTTTGTGTTGATGTTCGCGCTGCTCTCGATGACAAAATCAAACTTGCCGCCGAAGCCGCAATATACCTTGGCGTGGTTTCGGAAAATCGCCACCCGTCCGCCGTATTTGTCATGCAAACTGCAAAGGCCGCTGTATTCGTTCCCGTAGCTTCCCTTAAAAATTTCCCCGACATAGGTGTCAACCCGGTGCAATCGTCCCAGCTCTAAATATCGCTCCAGCTCCTTGACATCTTGCAGGGCCATGCACCACGTCGAGTAGGCTAGATACTTCACCCGTTGCTGGCGGAGGATGTGTTTCAAAAACGTCAGGCTGTCTATGTTACCGCTCGATATCACATGGTAGGCGACGCCCGGTTCAAAATCCCAGTCAAGTATCTCTTCGACTTCCCGTTCCGACTTAAACCGTCTATAGAGCTGGAGGTCTTTGGTTTTGTGCGCCCGAGAACGGATAGGGTTATCTGTGGCGTCTGGTGACGCTCCATCCCAAAAGCCAAAATCCAGCTCCGGGATATCAAAATCAACCGTGAAGCCATCCATCCTAGCGCCCACCTCACCCCAAAGAAATAGCCGCCCTTTTCGGACGGCTACAATTCATCATTCACAGTATAGCATATACAGGTGGGCGATTTACTGTAAACTTTTCGGATTTTCCAAATTTCTTTCATCCTCGGCAATCTTCTCCCGCACCCATGCCGACAGTGTCTTTCCGGTGCGTTGCAGTATGGCTTGGAGGCCAGCGTGAACATCGGGCGTCAGCTTGATGTGTAAGCGATGGTACCTCTGCTTTTCCCATGCCGCCTCTTTTTCATAACTTCTGGGCATCAGGCATCACCCGCGATTTCGTTGAGGATACGCTCCAGTCTTTCTAGATAGTCGTCCCAGTCCACGCCGCACTCGCAGCAGTCGTCGCCGGTTTCACAATCGCAATCGCCTTCACATTCGCAATCACAGCCGGGACCACAGTCAAGAGAGACGTCAAACCCCTCGTATGCGGTCGCGTACATCTCAAAAAGACCCTTGAACGATACTCCGTTCTTCCCCTTATGGTAGTTTTCCGTCAAAGCACCCCAGTCCTCCGGCACGTCGTCTTTATCCGTTATATCCGCGATTTTCAGTGTGTCTACGATGCAGTATGTGTTGTACTGGTTATGCGCCCCCATCTCGCGGCCCGTACTCCACCCGTAGACACATCTGACAAAGATATCTCCGACCCTGTAAAGCTCGTAGTCGTCCCCATCCATGACTTCCAAATATTTTTTGTTTTCCATTTCTATCATTCCTTTCTGCCGGATGACCGGCTTTACCTCCAGGGGCGTCCAATGCTTCTGTGATCTATCCACCACTCCGCTCTTGTCTCTGTCTGCAGTCTGGCTCTCGCGGCTCTGACTAAATCCCTCCCGTAACTGAGGGCTCTTTCTCTTTTTTCATCTCTTTTTCCTCCGCCCATCGAAACCCTGAGTCGATCTTCTGACAGCTTCGCGTTATATGTCCCATCGGAAAGTCTCCTTCTGTCGCCCAGGGGTATCCCCATGTCTCCGCTCCGAACCCACGATTGCGTTTGCATGATCGGCATAACCCCAGCCATCTCCTGGAGGGTCTGGGCGGATGAAGTGTCAAGAAGGCTGTTTGGGCCAAGATCGCCAGACTCAACGCGCTGCAGTTGCTCCATGAAGTCGCTATAGATGTCTCCGAAAGATTCTATGGCCCCGCTTCGGATATCGGTTGCCCAGTCGATCTGTTTCGGCGTCCCCTGCAATGCTGGCAGTGCGGAAAAACTCGCCATTCCACTTGATGTGTCTCCCATGATCATCCCTCTCTTTCTCCCCGGATTAGCCGCCGGGGTCGGCTTTTTTCTTACTTAAGCTCGATCGTCTCGCGATTGACCCCAGCCCGAAAAGCCGCTATGGTCATAGGGGATGTGCTGTCCCATCCTCCGCCTTTTGCTTTGCGGTATAGATACAGAGGTCTTTGTCCGTCTGACGTGATGCCGCGCTTGACCATGCCATCCTCTACGTATACATCGTACCCGCACACTTTTTTCCAGCCGTTTTTTTGGTTTGTCATGGTGGTCTTTGTCATTTTCGTTTCCTCCCGTGTCCGGCGGCTTGTCCCGCCCGCAACCTCTATCTGTTTATAGTATAACATACTGGCGCACGTATGTCAACGGGTTTTTCAAGAAAATACTGCACAAATATTTTATCTTATATTTGTGCAGTATGTACAATATTACGACATCATCCGCTGTTATACAAAATTGTAAGTTATCGCCCCGATAGCCCAGACCGCCAGTAAAAACACCACTGACACTAGGGCCCGCGCACATAAATCGCTCACCGTTACATCTTCTTTCTTGTTTTTCAACGCAACCCCCTTAGCAACCTATACCGTCAGGATTATCCCTAATGCAAGCTGAGGCGTCACGGTCGGGAGCCCGATTTCCACCATAAACCAATTCCACATCGACGCGCCAACAACGGCTTGTATAGATATTTTCAGCGCGGTCAACAGCAGCCACGCAAACGCTACTCCGGCTTCCTTCGTTGGGTCCTTCTTTTCATTCATAAGTAACATTCCTTTCTCGCGGTAGGTCGCGACCCATTTTTCTAAATTCTCCGCCTCCAGGCCTATTCTCCCCCGCCCCTTTCTGTCGGTAGCTCTAGCCCCCGCTCAATCGCCCAATACCGGCACGCCCGCGCCAACCACTTCCAGGCCGCATCAATGCTCACCGGCACCCACAACGCCTCGCGCCGCACCCGTTCCGTCACGCCGCCGCCCGGCGTCGCGTACGCCGCCCGCAGGATGCGCAGCTTGTCCGCGCCGCTGTGTTCGCGCTCTATGCGCCGGACGGCCCGGTCTGCCGCCAGCCACTTTTCAATGTGCGGGGCGTTTCGCTGGTAGATTTTTTCCCGGCGGATGACCTCAATCGGGACCGGGTCGCTGATATGGCCGTCCTGGTATGCGCGGCAGAGCAGCGGGCTTTCCCCCGTGGCGGCATACAGATCGGCTATATAGCTTGGTTCCGCAAAATAGAAGCGGAAGCCGTCCACCGCCGCGTCGGTGTACGGCGCTTTCCGGTCGCTTGTGTAACGCATTGACACGCCCTCCCGTATGTGGTATAGTGAGATTGTCAGCCGCACTATACCACGCGGGGGCCGCCTCTTATGGGGCGGCTTTTGCTTTTGGTCATTACAGCCAACAAATGGAAAACACTTTGCACCACTCCTCAAAAATCTCATTGTACATTTTTACTATTTCTTCCGTGGGTTCTTCCCCAAGAATCTTTACGAGTATCAGATGACCTTGAAGCACCGAAATTTTTGAGCTGATTTCCGCGCGCTGGAGACGCTCCGCAATGTGTTTCTCCGCTTCCCGAAACCGCCCTGACTGGCCGAATGGTGTCATTTTGGATCATCCTTTCTTTATCACTCCCGCGATGGCCGCGAAAATGGGATATGCCTGCTGTGGTACTACGGCGTTTCCGAGGGCCTTTACTCTGCTTCCCCGACACTTGACGCTTCTGGCGGGTACTACTCGCGGCGGCTCGTGATCATATTGCGCTACGTCTTTTCCGGCAGGCCATCCAAAGCTGTCCATCCCGGAGGGAAGCCCATCAGCAGCTCTACCCAGTCCGGGTTCAACACGCCGCTCCCATGGCTCCCAGTTCTGTCCCCTGCGTTCGGCGTTTCCCGTAGCACCGCAAGAACATTCCCCGGAAGGGTGTCCCGATTTATCTGCGACGGTGGCAGTGTCGAGTTCTTGTGGTCTTGTGCCGCAGGAGTAGCCCATAGGACTGATGACGGAAGGTGCATGTTCCCCCGGCCAAACGTCTGGTTCGGTCCGCCATGATGTCCGTCCGTCGCTTTTGGTGTGGGCCACAATGAATATCCGTTCCCGTCTATGCGGCGCGCCCACGTCACAGGCTCCCCACACACCCCAGCCGACATTGTAC